TCTTATTAGAAAATCTACTTATTCTATAGAAGAGGTATACAGCAAGGTTAAAGATGTTTTATTTGAGAAAGATAAAAGACTTGCAAAAGTAGATTTCGATGGAGATTTGATTAAAGGCAACAGCCAGAGATACCAGACTTTTTTCACTAAAGGTTGTAAATGTGTTATTTGCGGAATTGAAGGAAAGTATTTTGCAAAAGAAAGACATTTACAAGATAAAACCTATCATCTGAATTTGTATGCAGTTGATGATAATGGTGATGAAATTTTAATGACAAAAGATCATATTATACCACGCTCAAAAGGTGGTATTGATGATATTAGTAACTATCAAACGATGTGTAAGCTTTGTAATGAAGCAAAAGGTAACAAATTTATAGAAAATAATGTAGTTCCAATACGAACTGCATTAATTGAAGTAGATGAAAATTGTAAAATTATGTTTGTAAGATATATTAACGCAGATTGCAAAACTATAATTTTTAAAGGTTTTCATGAAGCAATTAAATATGTTTATGAAAATTTTGGATTAAGTAAACATAGAATGTATTCAAAAAATTGTCAACGAAAAATTTATTCACGAATTCAGAACGCAATAAATACAAAAAGAAAGTATTGTGATGGTGAATGGATTTTAATTAATAAATAACAAATAAAATAAGAAAGGAAAAATAGAAAAGTTTCTATAGGATAAAGTGCGCACTACTTACTAAGGTAAAAGGAATTTGGAGCAGAAGAAATTTATGGATATTTCACGTATTAAGGAAGATACGGAATTAACAATAGCAAATACAGGTGGTTTCCATGTAGGAGATCATATTGTAATTCAGGAAAAGGTAGATGGGAGCAATTCAGCTATTGCTTATGACAAAGAAACAAATAAGTTAGTTGCATTTTCGAGAAGGTATACCCTTGATTATAACAATACATTAAACGGATTCTGGAATTGGGTACAGACATTGGCAATTAAACCATTTTTAAAATATCCAAATTATGTGTTCTTTGGAGAGTGGTTGACATCTCACACTATTAAGTATATTCAGGATGCATATAAGAAGTTTTACTTTTACGATGTATATGACAAAGAGAATGAATGTTATTTACCACAATCAGAGGTTAAGAGGCTTGCTGATGAATTAAATTTGAGATATGTGCAGACATTTTATGATGGAGAATTTATCTCATGGGAACATTGTATGTCATTTATGCACAAGTCAGATATTGCGGTTGATATTCCTGAAGGAATTGTCGTTAAGAATCAGACAGAACTTAACAATCCAAACTCAAGAACTCCATTTGTATTAAAGATTGTAAATTCACAGTTTAGTGAAATCAAGAAAGATAATCACAGGCAGAAAGTAGAAGATCCTCAGAAATTAGCAGCTAAAGCAAAGGCTTCTGAAATTGTAGAGCAGATTGTTACAAAAAATCGTGTTCAAAAAGAACTATACAAGATGATTGATGAGGGTGTTTTACCTCAAAAGATTGAGCCACAGGACATGAGAATTGTTGCACAGAATTTACCTAAGAGAATTTTTGAGGATTGTGTAAAAGAAGAGAATGAATTAGTTGTCGAAGCTGGTGAATTCTTTGGTAAAATGTGTGGTTCTGCAACTATGAATTGGGCTAAGAAGATTATTTTCGGAGAATAAATATGTGTAACCGTTGTGATTATGACTCACCTGACAATCGGATATATGTTAATCCGTTGACCAATGAATATTATTTGGATATAGAAACATCTGAATTGGATGAGTATGATGACGGATTTGTTCATCAAAAAGAATATATTACGTATTGTCCTTGGTGTGGAAGAAAATTAGGAGAATAAAAAATAGGAGAATATTAAGATGGCAGTATTTAAAAATTTTAAAGATGATGAGCTGATTGTAAGCTGTAAATGTGGATGTGATAAAGGTATTCACCTTAAGATTCATGATTATGAAGATGGCGACTATGCCTTCTTAACATATACAAACGGTAATTTTTATACTCAGCAAAGACCGTTTTTTGAGAAGTTGAAGAAAATTTGGGCGATTATCAGGAATAAAGATTTTTATTATTCCGATATTGTGTTTACAAAGGAAGATTTCAAAGAGTTTAAGGAATGGGTTGATAGAAAGTAGGTTTGATATATGAGAGATGAAGAAACAAGATTGTTATTTCAGTCATTGAGTCAGATTTTAGCCAATCAGGACGACATTAAGAAACACTTGGGACTTAATAAACTTGATTCAGAATATGGTTGGAATGACGAAGATACGATGAAATTGTCAAGAAAGTGTTCAGAAACAGCGGATGATTTTGAACATAATGATAATGATTCTAATAACTATTGGTAAGGAAATTCAGGTTTCTTTTGATCGCAAAGAGAGAATATTAAAACAAGGAGGTAAGAAAAAATGTCGTATTGGACTTATATCAACGGTACAATAACAGTTCGTCCTATGGGTAGAACACAGCCTGAGAAGAGATATATTCTTGAAACAGTGCTAAATCATCTGCCAAGAGTAACAGGCTCTGAAGGCGATATGAATGTATATATCATTCAGAAAAATGGTCATAACAGTTCGTGTTCATGTGATGAATTTGGCGAGGTGACAAATAATTTAATAGATAGATACGGATATAAGAGTCGTAGCAGAGGATGGTTACACACGCAAGACGAATATATCCTTGTTGTAAATGCAGCTTTAAGAGACAGAGAATTTGAACAGACTTACAGAGAATTTACGAAATGGTTTGTGCGACTTTGTAAAAGAGTAAGCTGTGAAGATGTTCTTGTAGAAATTAAAGGATATGATAAGTCAACTGTTATCAAAGATAGAAATATTCAGAGAAAAAAGTATTCATTTAAGAGTGTTTTCGATGGATTATTTGAAGATCCAAGCTGGTGTAATGATAGTAAAGAAGGGTATAAAGAGCCGAACTGGTGCGAATTTATGATGTGGGACAGAGCAAAAGATTCTAACTATCCTATGACTCTTGCTTACAAATATTTCAACGATGAAGAAAATGACAAGGAAGTTGAGAGAAGAATGAATTATAGATAACTTCACAAGAAAGCAACAACTCTTCTGATTTTTATGAAAAGAGGTGATAATTATAGCAGGCGGTAAAAAGAAAGGAAATAATTATATAGTAGATGAAGAACACCAAATAGCAAAAATCGAATTACAAAGAAGAAATGGCAAAGAAAGTCTTTGGACAATTATAGATTTAGAAGATTTGGAAAGAGTAATTAATTTTCCATATACATGGTATTCAAGATATTTAAAAAATACTAAAAGCTATTATGTATTTGCAACCGTTTATTTAGGTGGTAAAAACGGACAACCAAGAAATAAAATAGTATCATTACATCAATTCATAATGAATACTACAAAATATGTAGATCATATCGAACATAATACTCTTGATAATAGAAAGTCTAAACTCAGAATAATTTCCAATAAAAACAACTTAACAAACAGAAAAGGAAAGAACATAAATAATAATTCTGGTTATAGAAATGTATCTTGGAACAAAGAGATGCAAAAATGGACAGTGCAAATACAAATAAATAAAAAATGTGTCGTTTTAGGAACTTTCTCTAAAGACCAACTTGAAGAAGCTGGAAAGTTTGCAGAAGAAATGAGACAGAAATATTATGGAGAATTTGCAGGTGTCGGATAATATATACGAAAGGACAAGCACAAATGAATTTGAAAAAGATTAGAAGTGAAGATTTGATTTTTAGCAATGAAATTGAAGATGATAGAACCAATACATATCTAACACTGAATGATTATGATTGGATGAATTATAATCTGTCTACTCGTTTTAAGACAGAAGAAATGGGAGTATTGGAGGTTGAGTTTGAATTTTTTGGTTTTTCTACTTCGCAGATGAATGTAAAGCAGACATTAAATGGCAAGGTACATGAAATTACATATGAATATCCAACAGATATCTTCAGTAAGAATTTGATTAAATTCTTAGAGAAACACATCAGATATTGGAATGAAAAGTACGCATTTAATGGCGAAGAAGAAGTTATAGATTTCTTTAATGAAGTTCTCGACAAAGGGATTGTCAAAGATATTACTGGAATCAATGAAGACGACAACAGACCACAATGCTGCATAGATCACGATAAGTATTTCTCGACATGTGACACTTGTGAGTTTGAAGAATAATAAAAAAATTAAAGGAGAATATTAAACATGGAAACAATTTTAAGATTATTAGCAGAAAACCCAGAAAGTTTAGGAGAGGTAGTAAAGACATACATTACAAAGTACAAAGAGCCTGTATATGATGTCCTGAAGGAACTCATGATTATTGCAAAGGATTATTCTGAGAATACTGAATATCCTGCAATTCAGGCGAGAACCAAGAAGAATATGTTTGATGCATATGTAAATGTTGGTTTTACTGAGGATCAGGCGTTAGCACTTATGATTAACGATAATATTCAGCTTATGAAGAACATTCAGAAGTCAGTTAATAACACTTCTGTAAAGAAGAATAAGTAGTGGTTTCGCAGTAAACCAATCTTTCAAGCGAATTTTCAATCTTCACTCGATAGAATTTATGTTCATTTCCTTGCTTATCAAATCCTTTGATAATGGATTTATCTAGCCAAAAGTAGCCTTCTTTCAGATCTTCTAATGGCTGTTTAGTCGTATCTCGCAAAAATATAAGATACTCATTGTAAATTGGGTTCACTCATATACCTGAGTGTTATGTACATAACCTTTTACCTAGGATTATCTTTTCCTTTCTTTGATTTTATGGCATTTGCAACTACCATTTATACTGTTATTTATCCAAAATTTTCCCAATGAAAGATTGGATTGTACCAAATTGAAATCCTATGACAATATATCAGATGTGGATTTAGCAAGTTGGCAAGATTTAATCGAATTACAGAAAGAACATCTAACGCAGCTTGAAGCTGATTCATTAGAACTAATCAAAGAAAAGACAGAGAAGTTTAATACATACACTTCAATAATTCCTGTTTCTATGGGTAAGGATTCAATGCTTACCTGTCATCTAGTCAGAAAATTATATCCAGAAACAAAAGCAATATTTAATAATACATCGCTTGACTGTGCAGATACATATAGAATGGTTAAGACTTTCCCTAACTG